ATCCTGACGTATTTCAACGCAGGTTAGAGCAGTCAGAAAAGATTGGCGCAAAGCTCGTTGTAGTTAAAAGCAAACGCTTAAAGCTAAGTGAGCTAGACCCTAACGCCAAGGGTCACCCGATGAAGAACTATGATGTAGATTGCGGACTCTTCTGTGAAGAAGGTGCGTGGAAGGAGAAAAAATAGATGATTATATTCGACATTGAGACCGATGGTCTTTTAGATGAGATGACCAAAGTCCATGTCATGTCTTGGACAGATGACATTGGCCAAACAGTTAAACACACACATGACTATGACAAAATGCGTGATGTACTTACAAACGCCGATGCTATCTGTGGACACAACATTATTCGCTTTGATATCCCTGCAGTGGAAAAGCTGCTAGGCATTCAGATCACCTGTAGAGTTGTAGACACACTAGCTTTGTCTTGGTATCTAAACCCAGATCGTCAGAAGCATGGTCTAGAAGGTTTTGGTCAAGACTACGGTGTACCTAAACCTAAGATCACTGACTGGGATAACTTAAGCCCAGAGGAATATGCACACCGCTGTAACGAGGACGTTAAGATCAACGCCCGTCTTTACCGTGACCTACTTATCAAACTGGGTGAAATCTATGACGGTGGTATCTCAGACACTACTGGAATCATGAGTTACCTAATGTTCAAGATGGAGTGCGCACGAGAGCAAGAAGCCCTACGGTGGAAATTAGATGTAGATAAAGCTAAAGCCCACCTAGAGGAATGGACACAGCTCAAAGAGGAGAAGATCGTACAGCTTGCAGAAGCTATGCCAGAGGTAGTCAAATACAAGACAGTTAACCGTCCTAGCCAGATGTACAAGAAGAACGGGGAGACAACTATAGCTGCTGACAAGTGGTATGACTTATGTGCAGAGTATCGTAAACACCCAGACGTACCTTCTATTGAGGTAGTCCATAGTCGTGAGAAAGGTAACCCTAACTCAAATGATCAAGTTAAGTCTTGGCTGAACAAGTTAGGTTGGGAACCACGCACGTTTAAGTTCACACGTAACAAACTTACAGGTGAGGAGAAGAGTATTGCGCAAGTACGAAGAGACTCGGAGCTATGCCCATCCGTTATCGAACTGGCTGGAAAAGAACCTGCTATTAGTCTGCTTGATGGCTTGTCTGTTCTTACCCATCGTATTGGCATCCTTAGATCAATGGTTGAGTCAGAAAACAATGGATACGTGCAAGCAACTATTGCAGGGTTCACTAACACCCTCCGCTTTCGTCATGCCCGACCACTGGTCAACCTGCCATCAGTTGATAAACCCTACGGAGCAGAGATAAGAGGTTGTCTAACTGCACCAGAAGGTTACACTCTGTGTGGTGCTGATATGACTTCACTGGAGGACACAACCAAACGTCACTACATGAAACCACTTGATCCTGATTATGTAGCTGAGATGTCTAAGGATGGTTTTGACCCACACCTTGACCTTGCTAAACACGCAGGTGTTATCACTCAAGATGACATCGACAAGCATAACTCAGGTGAACGTAGCCTTAAGGCACTACGCAAGAACTACAAGGTGGTGAACTATAGTGCTACGTATGGTGTAGGAGCCGCTAAACTGGCCCGTGAGACGGGTATGGACAAGGGTGAGGCACAGAAGCTACTAGACGCATTCTGGAACCGTAACTGGTCTGTACAGGAGGTTGCTAACCGTCTACAGGTCAAGGATCGCAGAGGTGCTATGTGGGTTAAGAACCCAGTGTCAGGCTTCTGGTATTCCCTTCGGTCTGACAAGGATCGCTTCAGTACTCTCAACCAAGGTACAGGGGTGTTCTGCTTTGATAGTTGGGTTCGTAATTGTCGTGAGTTTGGCTTAAATACTATCGGCCAGTTTCACGACGAGGTTATTGTATTGGTAAAGGACGGAGACCAAGACAAAACAGAGAACCTGATGAAAACTTCCATCCAAAACCTTAACGAGAAACTACAACTAAACGTCGAACTTGGCATAGATGTGCAATTCGGCAACACTTATGCAGAAATACACTAAAGTATAAAATACTTGGAACAATTTCTACTTTTAGGTGTCTAATAGTATATACCGACTAACGAAAAGGATAACTCGACACATGGCTGTATATGACATGGAAATGGTACTTGAATGGGCAAAAGTCTTCCCAGAGAACGCAGATATGGGAGACCCCAAAGGTAATCGGGTCGCAAAGGCTGTTGCCGACAAAGGTGGGCAGTTTATTGTAAACGCCTACTTCACAGACGAAAGTCAAATTGATAAACTTATTGAGGAAGGGCTAAACCCTAAACCAATGAATTCAGATCGCATCATCGAAGGTAATGAGGTCTTTGGTATTGGTAAGTATATGAAGATGAAACGTATGGTACAGGACGTAAAGACCTTTACAGATCGTTTCGGCAAGGAGTTCACTAAAGATTATGGTGGTGCGCCTAACATTGTAGACTTACGTGATGGTCTAGAGAATAAACGCCGATGGTCGTTTGAAGAAGATGGGCCTCTAGGAAATGGCACAAAGGCTCGTGTACAGTTCGAGACTTATGCTAATGGCTCTGGAGTACGTCTGCTTAATGTAGGTGTCCTTGAGCTTGCTGAGTACGCTACTGCTGAACCTGTAGATACATGGGCAACAGGGGTATAATGTATGCGAGTGACAATCAACTTCGAGTTTGACCTAGAGGACGATGGGATCGAAGGATCAGTACAAGTAGATAGGTATAATGTGGACACCCTAGAGGACTTAATGTATGCCTATCAATCAGGTACAGTTGCTGCAGGATATACCTACTCAGAAGCTATAGGTTGCCTCAAAGAGGATGGTAATAAAGTCTGGTCTCCATACTAATGCTTGGTGGTAAAGTACTGATAGACGGTGATGTGATTGCCTATCGTGCTGCCTTTGCTACAGAGAAAGACTTTGTAGAGGACGCTAAAGATAAGATTAACGATGTTATGTATGAAATCCTAGAAAGGACTTGCATATTTATTGATAGCAACTCTTACGAAGTCTACCTCTCTGGCAGAGACAACTTTAGGTACGATATAGCTAAGACTGCACCATACAAAGGTAATCGTAAAGACAGGAGCAAACCAATACACTTAGGTTTCTGTCGAGACTATCTTACGATTGAGTATGGTGCTGTAACTGCTGAAGGTCAAGAAGCTGATGACGCTATGGCCATAAGAGCAACAGAGCTAGGTGAAGACACTATCATCGCTAGTGTAGACAAAGATATGTTACAAGTTCCTTGTCTGCACTACAACATTACTAAACAGGAGTTCACAAGGGTCTCTGAGAGTGAAGGTAAGATGTCCTTCTATTGTCAAGTTCTTACAGGCGATACTGCAGATAACATATATGGTATTTATGGTATTGGCCCAAAGAAAGCTGAGAAACTACTTAGAGACTGTGTTACTGATGAAGAGTATTGGTCAACCATTCTTAAAGCCTATGAAGGAGATGGTGGAGAAGAAAGAGCGACTGAAACTGCTAGACTCGTATGGCTAAGACGCAAGGAAGGAGAGATATGGCAACCACCCGACATGCCATAAAGCACGGATATCGCTCAGGGTTAGAGGAGACAATAGCTAAAGACCTAAAGGAAGCTGGTATTAGTTTCTTGTATGAAGACAAAAAGATTACTTATCAGGTTAATCAAGTTCGTACATATACACCAGACTTCATCCTACCAAACGGAATTATTATTGAGACCAAAGGTAGGTTTGTGGTAGATGATCGTATGAAACATCTTATGATACGAGAGCAATACCCACACTTAGACTTACGCTTTGTCTTCTCTAACTCTAGAAACAAAATTCGTAAAGGCTCGAAGACAACTTATGGAGATTGGTGTACCAAACACGGTTTCCTATACGCCGACAAAAGGATACCCGACGAATGGCTAAAACAGCAGTAGTGTTCAGTTGCGCTCACGCAGACCCATCTACAAACAACGAAAGGTTTGATTGGTTAGGGGAACTTATCTATGACGTAAACCCTAACTATATCGTTGATCTAGGCGATGGTGCTGACATGCGCTCACTAAACACCTTTGACACTCGATACCCTCAGAAAGTAGTTAGCCAAAGCTATGAGAAGGATATTGAATGCTATAACGAAGCTATGGATCGCCTGAGAATGGCTTCTAGAACCAGAAAATACAAACGGCCAACTTGGTTTGGTTTTGAGGGCAACCATGAATATAGAATCAAAAAAGCTATTGAACACGACCCAAGAACGGAGGGACAGCGATACGGGATTTCCTTCAGCCATCTTCAAACAGACTACTGGTTCGACGAATACCACGAGTACAAAAATGGTGCCCCCGCCATCGCTGATTATGATGGCGTCTCTTATGCTCATTTCTTTAGTTCTGGTAACTTTGGCACAGCTATGTCTGGCTTACACCATGCTAATAGCCTCCTCGCCAATCGTAACCACAGTTCTACTTGTGGTCATAGTCACAAACGCGATCTTAAGTTTAAAGATGCTGCACATCCTAATGGTATTATCGGCTTGGTTGCGGGGTGCTACAAAGGGTCGGACGAAACTTGGGCGGGACAAGCCAATAGTGAGTGGTGGAAGGGTGTTGTAATCAAGCGTGAGATTGAAGACGGTATCTATGACCCTGAGTTTGTATCTATGAAGAGGCTAAAAGAAATATATGGGAAAGCGTAGTAACTTTGAGAGAGTACCAAGAGACTACTACCCAACACCCATAGAAGCTGTAGAGCCGCTGATTGATCATCTCCCGCAAGAGACCTTTGATTTTGTTGAGCCTTGTGCAGGAGATGGTCGTCTAATAGAACATATCTATAACCTGACAGATGGACATGGAACCTGTATATACGCTTGTGATATTGAACCAAGACACCATCAGATAGTTCAGCATAATGCTCTTGATATTGACTTTGGTGGCTATGAGGTAATGGACTTCTGTATCACTAACCCACCGTGGGAACGTAACTTCCTACATCAGTTCATAGAGACATGGATCGACATATGTCCTACTTGGTTGTTGTTTGATGCAGACTGGATGCACACTAAACAGTCAGCTAAACTTATGACATACTGCTCTAGGATTGTTAGTGTTGGTAGAGTGAAATGGATTGAAGGTTCTAAACATACAGGTAAGGACAACTGTTGTTGGTATCTATTCGATCAGAACGATAAAGGCCCGACTAAATTTTATGGAAGGCTAATGTGATGCCACTAATGGATTATATGGAACTCTTCGAGATGATAAAGCAAGAAGAAGACGTAGAAGGGCTACGACGAAAAGCTACATACTTGCTTATGTCAAAATGTCAGGAAGATGAAACAGTAAGTGAAGAAGAGTTTCTAGCCTTTGCAGAATATGCAGCTATAAACTTAGGAACAACGGAAGGAATGATACATTGATTAGTCGTGAAGATATAGAAGCATTTGAATACTTCAGTCAGACAGAAATGGAAATGAATGTATATCAGAACGCAGCAGCCCAGACAGCTATCTATAAGCATGAGCATCAGGTTATCTATCCTGCGTTAGGACTAGCAGCAGAAGCTGGTGAGGTAGCTAATAAGGTCAAGAAAATAC